CAAACCAGCTGACAACCAGCGATGTGGCCTTAAGCTCTGGCAGTTCAGAGGTCATCTGATCCAGCGAAGTATTGAAATCCGGCGCTTCCGAGGGCGAATTGACATTGGCCACCGCCGCACCATCTTCGCCCACACCAAATTTTTGGTCGGGATTGGCAGCATAGCCCATATACACCGGCTCAGTGGCCAGCGAATATTCACCGGTTCCGGGCATCAAAGCCACCCCATGCACCAGTCGCGGCACATCCATGGCATCTGTCATTTCCGGGCGGGTGACTTCGAAACTGAACTGCGGAATACGATTGCCAAAACGCGCCAGTTCCAGATTTTCAATCACGATATAGGCCGTACCACGATAGGCAGGCCCCTGCCCCGCGCCTTCGATGGCCTCCATCAAGGGGTCGGGCATCTGGGTTTCCGTCCCCGGATATACCCGAATGGTATGATCCCGCAGCGGGATCTCAACCCCATCCGCCCAGGCACGATGCACACCGGTGATTTCGCCTTCACACAGGGCGATCGCCAGACTGATGGTGTAAGAATAGTTATGGGTCGTGCGCGTAGACCCGCCCGAGGCAGGTTCTTGCGTGACAGTCAGCTCCTCTTTGAACTCGGTGGCCCAGATCACATGGCCCCCCACCCGCATACGCCCGTAAACCTGCGTGATCGGCTGGCCTTCACCAGCGCCGGTCAACCGGAAGCGATCCAACCGGCCGACTTCGACAGTTTCTGCCCCCTGCCCCGCGATACGCTGATCCAGCTGGCGCCCCATCAGACGCTGGTCAATCGCCCGCCCGGCAGCAGCCCCCACAAAGCGACCCACAGCCATTGTCGACAGACCCAGAACCGAGCCCCCCATCGCGCCGCCAATCGCCGCGCCTGCGGCGGAAAGAACAACTGTCGCCATCACTTGATCTCCTCTGGTAGGGCAAAGCGCGCCACGATACGGCCTGCCCAAGGCGCGCCCAGCGCGCTTTCAGTCACCCCATGCCCGGAATAGGCATGGACAAACGAAGCAGATTTTCCCACTTCGGTCTGAATTCCCACATGTTTGGCCGCCGCGCCGCCATGCATCCGAAACAACAACACATCACCCGGCGCAGCGTGATCCAGCGGTTTGCTGATCAGATGCCGCGCCAGCGCTGGCCAAAGCCGCTCTTGCACCGCGACCTCGGCCCAGTCTGGCGTATAGGCCGGCGGCATCTCTGGCTCTGGGCCAATCAGCTCGCGCCAGAGGCCACGCAACAACCCAAGACAGTCACATCCCACCCATTTCACCGAAGCCTGATGCATATAGGGTGTGCCAATCCAGTCGCGGGCAGCGGCCACAATATGGGTCATCTGCGGCTCCCGCCGGTCTTGTTCTTAGACGATGTCGGCGACAGCGAAATCCAGTCTTCATCCGGCAGATCCGGAAAACCACGAAAGTTCAACACATTGCCAAACTTGGCCTTGCAGGTCTCAAACCGTTTGTCACAGCCCGCTTCAATGCGGATCATATCACCCGCCTGAGGATCCGCCCGCAAAGGTTCCCAGATCTCAATCCGACGTTCACCATCAACCACATGATCGCGCTTGATCATCGAACTCAGCCCCTGCGCGTCGCCCGTGTTGATCGTCAGCCGCCCCCATTGGAACCAGCCTTCGGGGTAATCCGTCAGCGCACCCAGCCGGAAAACACGGCGCTCGCTGATCTCAACCAAGGGGCCAAGATAATAGAACCCAACCGCATTGCTATCAAAGCCACAGCCGCCATCCCCCAGAACCGAGGTGCAGGCCCGCTGATACACCCGCCCCATGGGCTGGTTCAGCGCCTCACTCAGACCGCGCAGCTCTGCCTGAAACGCCCCCGAGCCCCGACGCATTTCCCCAATTGATCCGCGAAACAGAATGCGCCGCTCGCTGACATCGCGCCAGTTCACCAGCCACGACACCACTTCGGCCCCATCATAGCGACCTGCGGCAATGTCTTCTTCCTTGATCGCACTATCCGTCAGTGCGCCCAGCGCCTCGGTGTTGTCCACCGACAGGCCTGTTGTCTGCTGCAAAGCCCGCGCCGACATGCCTGTATCCGCCCGAAAGGTAATCCCATCAAACGCAAGATCCCTGTCATGATCGGTAAAGCCCAGCTGCACCCCATCTTTACGGGTCACCGCCCAGGCACGCGCCACCGAGGTCAACCCGCTGGCCAAATGTGTATGAAGCTCCTGAATACCCATCAGACGCGCACCTCCACGACAGGCACATCGGGCACCTGGCCCGCGTTGAAGCTCGACACGCTGGCCTGAATCAGATCCGTGCCAAATCGCACTGGCACATCAAATTCAAACCCTGCGCTGATCTCCTGCCCATCGGGTACAGGCTGCGCAAAGGTGATCACACCCGTCGCCGTATCAACGGTAAAATCACTGCCTTCCTGCTGCGCCACACCATCCACCGCGACCAGCACAGTCCCTGCAACGGGCTTGCTGATGGGGCGGGCATAGCTGCCTTCACCAGACTGATAGATTTTGACCAGTTGGAAATCCGTCTGAGAGCCATCGCCAGACCCAATCACCTGATCCGACGCCGCCACCGCAACTGACGGCGCACCGGATTTATAATCCACCCAATCTTTCCAGCGAAACCCATGCAACTGCCCGCGCCGCGCCTCAAAAAAGGCAATCAGCGCCTCAAGATCATCCAATGACCTCACCCCAAGCCCCGCATCATAGCGGCGGCGCGAATGTTCCCAGGGGGTGTTGCGCTCTTCGTGGCCGCTGGTCAGCGTGACAATATCCGTGCGCCGCTCAGGGCCTCCCATGGATCCAAAACTCAGGTTTGTCGGAAATCTCACTTCGTGAAACGACATGGCGCACTCCTATCTGTTACGGGCCCCACGGCCGAGCGCCTGGCTCATCCGTGCTGCAATCTGGCTCTGGCTGCGCTGGAAACTCTGCGCATCCGGCGTATTGATATTCATGACAACCGTCACAGGCTGGCCTTGCCCCTGCGCACGCACACCCAGCTTGCCATCCGCCCCGCGTGTCAAAGGCATGATCGCCTCGGGCCCGGCCTCGCCCATCACCCCAGTGCCGCCGCGCATCGGAAAGGTGGTGGGCCCGGTCACAACACCGCCATTGGCAAAAGGCATAACCCGCCCCTGCGCAAAGCCCGCCCCATCCGCAAAAGGCAACAACGACCCAAACAGAGAAGTCATCCCCCCGGTCAGAGCCTCTCCGATTGAGTTGGTCACCGGCTTCACCGCCGATTTCCAGGTTGCTCGCACCATGGATTGCGCCACGGTGCCCAGCGCATCCGTCAATCGCCCGCCATCCAGCACAACATCGTCAATCGCCCGTGATACCCCCCCGGTCAGAGACCGCTCCAGCCGCGCCGCATCAGTGCCCGCCGCTGAAAACCCACCCCGAACCCGAGACAGTTCCGCGCTGAATTGTGCCGCCATCCCCGCAGCCCCACCCAGCGATGTTTCCAATTCCTGAACCCTCAGATCCAGATCATCTGCCGCATCATAATCGCTCATGGCTGTTTCTCTCCGTTTGTGTCCGGGAATGCGGTCATCAGCTCATCCAGCCGCGACCGTCCCATTGGTGTTGCCTGCGCGCCCTCGCCCAGCAGCAGCCGCAGCTCAGCAGGCGTGAGGTCCCAGAACTCAGCAGGCGACAGACCCAATCCGCGCATTCCGGCGCGCATCAGAACCGGCCAGTCAAACCCCGTCATCGGCCTGCTCCGGCAAGGCAAAGGCACGGGCCAAAAGCTCGGCCGCCGCCCGGGCCGCCTCAATCGGGCCACCTTCGATGTCAGCCTGCATCAGATCCCCCTGACGCCCCTGCCAACCACCACCCCGCAGCCCGGCAACAATCAGGGCCAGCACATCACGCGTGCTAAAGCCCCCGGTTTCAAACCGCTGCACAAGATCCACCAAAGATCCCGTCTTCAGCCCGGCCTCTAACTCGGCCAGGGCCCCCAGCGTCAGACGCAGCACACGACGGTCCCCGTCGATCACCAGCGCCACTTCCCCCCGCCATGGATTGGCCATCAGGCGCCCGGCGCCGCTGTAAAGGCCAGCAACCCAGCCGAAGCCAAAGCGATCTCATAGGTCGCCTCGCCATTATGCGATCCGGCATATTCGATGCTGCTCACCTGAAAGCGCCCCTCAACGGTGCCAAATTCCGGGATGATCACCTGAAACTCCGGCGTTTCCCCATCAAAGAAAATCTGGCGCGCGCGCTCGTCCGTGCCCGCATCCTTGAACACGCCCGAACCGCTGATATTCGCCGATTTCACCCCGGCCCCTCCCAGCAGTTCGCGCCAGCCGCCGTTGCTTTCCAGCGTGGTCACATCCACCTGTTCCGCGTTAAAGCTGATGCGCGTGGCCCGCAGCCCCGCCAGAGTTTCGAATTGACCGCTGCCGTTCAAATCCACTTTGACCAGCAGATCCTTACCTTTCTGAGCACCCATGGCTTTTCTCCATCACTAAAAGGTTAGTTGTCTTCAACGCGTGCCCGAAAGGTCAGATCGACCCGACGCACATCTTCGCTCTGGCGGACAGCCTTGGCCCGGTGGAACCACAGCCCCACCAATTGTCCCCGGCTCAGCGTCAGATCCGCATCATGCAGCGCATCACTCACCGCCGCTGCCGCCTCTTTAGCAGAATGAAATCCGGCGTTGTTCGTCACCACCGCAACGGTGAACTCATGCCAGGCCCCATCACAGGTCCCATCTGATGCATCGCGCACCGTTTCCGGCCCCAAGGCCACATAAAGATTGGGTAACGTCCCAACCGGCGGCGCATCAAAAATATTGTCAGAGACAAGCGCCGCCAACGCCCCATCCGCCCGAAGCTTTGTATAGACCGCCGTTTGCAGAACCGCTGAAAGTGCATAGCTCATACCGCGCGCTCCTCTTGGCAGTGGCAGATCAGATAGAACCCGCCGGCATTGTCCTCGCTCACGCTATCGACGCGAAACAGACGCTCCCCACTGCGCAGCCGCTGCCCCGCCACCGGGCGGTTGCTGGCCCCCACAGGGGCACCGCGCAGCGTGATCTTCACCGACAGATCCGATACCGTCGCACCATGGGAATTAGTCAGCCGCCCACTGCGGGCCTCAACCTGCCCCCAAAGCGTGCCCAGCGCCGACCAAACCTCTTCATATCCGCCCGCCCCATCCGGTACGCGCATCGCGCTTTCCAGGATCAGGGGGCGGTTTGTCTTCACCCGCGCCTTGCTCATGCGCTCAACCCCATGCGCACCGGACGATAGCGTGCAATCAGGCTGGTCACCCCAAAAGGCATGCACCCCTGACCAAGCGCCGTTTCATCGCGGTATTCATAATAATGCGACGCCAAAAGCAGCACCGCCTGCTGCAGATCCGCCGGCATATCGCCAAACGCCAGCCCATAGCCCGCTTGAAAACGGATCTCTGCGCTGCCCCCCAGCGGAATACCCGGCAGACAAAGGCCCGCAGGCTTCACCTCAGGATGAAACACATCTTTCTTCAAACGATAGGCGGAACTGTCCAGCTCTGCCTCAACCCCAAACTGATCAATGATCGACACATCCGTCACCGACTGCACCGGCGTCACTGGCAAAAACTGCCCGGTCGCCTCGCGCCAGCGATCCACCGTCACCACAAAGCTGCG